TTAAATAAAGTTCGCGAACATTTTAAAGGGTATTTTCAATATATTGAAGATTTTATTGAGGATATGAAAAAAGTATTTCCAACTTTAGGTGATGATTGGGGTATGTATATTCCTGAAGTTAAATATCTTTCACCGGAACCACTTGTAAGTTATCAAGATTTAAGTTTAACTACCTACCCTAATATCCATTTTGTGGGTGACGCTTTAAGCGCAAGAGGCATCACAGTATCGGGGGCACAAGGTACCTTAGTAGCAGAAAATATATTAAAATATCAATAATGGGGAAGAAAAACGAATGGCCTGAGCCTAAAAAAACAACAACACCTGAGGGGACTATTTTATATCATTGGGATGGTAAACTTCACAATTGGGAAGGACCAGCTCTCATACCTCAGGGTGTAAAACGCCTAAGAGAATATTATCTTTATGGTATATATCATACTGAAGAAGAATGGAAAGAAAAAAAACGAGATCGAACAGGATTACCTTGGTACAAGAATCCTGCAATGCGTGAATCGGCAAGACAAGGAGGATAATGAAAATTGGATTTACAGGGACAATGAGTGTAGGGAAAACTACATTAGTAAATGCTCTTAAAGATGTACCTGAATTTAAAGATTATAAATTTGCAACTGAACGTAGTGCATATTTAAGTTCACTAGGTATTCCTTTAAACCATGAAACTACTATTGAAGGTCAAACTATATTTTTAGCAGAACGCGTAAGTGAACTTATGCACCCCCAAATTATTACAGATAGAACTATTTTAGATGTAATGGCATTTACTAAATGTGCTAAAAAAATAAGTATAATGGATGGTGATTCATTTGAAAAGTATGCTTCACGTTTTATTAAGCAATATGATCATATATTTTATATTTCACCTAAAGGGATAGATATAGAAGATAATGGGGTTAGAGAAACTAATTCTGATTATAGAAATGAAATAGATGAAACTATTCAAAAGTTGCTTTTAAAACATCATCCTAGGGCTTATGAGGCTAGTGATCTTTATTGTCCTTACAAACTTAAAGGTACTACTGAGGAACGTATTGGACAAATAATGAAAGTTATATACCCTTAATATTTATAACCATGAAAAATAATGTAATATCCATTGGATTAGGAATAATTACAGGATTAGTTATTGGGATAGGATTAACTTGGTACATAACAAATGACTTTACCACTCAAGCTGTAATAGATGCTGAACTTAGGTTTAATCAACTTTTAGAAGAAGAAAAAGCAAAATATGAAGATGAATTAGGTAAAGTAACCCAAATCCAAGAAAATTTAGAACATAACTTAGCTTCTGCAGAAATAGCTATAGATAGTCTTAATATCACTATTGATACTAGAAGTAAACAGCTAAACCAAATCAAAAGAAAATATGTTAAAAAATTATCTGATATTGATAGTATGTCTCATAATGAGCTTACCGACTTTTTCGCAAAACGATACCCCAACTAACTTAGTTTGTCTTCCAACAGAACAAGCTAGGTCAGTGGTTGCTGATCTTACGGCCTATGATTTTTGCCAGCAAGAAAGAGATTCTTTAAAGGCAGAAATCAATGACCTATACAATATTATAGAACAAGATTCACTTTTGTTAAAAACATACCAAACATCTACAGATTCATTAATTTTGTTAAATAAAGAATGTTATAACCAAAATATTAATCTTAATCTAGATTTAGATAATAAAGATCAAAAAATTAAATCACTTAAAAGTACTCGAAATATAACTATTTTAACTACTTTAGCGAGCATTTTAACACCTATTTTATTAAGTAAAAATTGAGTGATTTAAAACAAATAATAAGACAAGAATACGTAAAGTGTGCTCAAGATCCTATACACTTTATGAAAAAATATTGTATGATTCAACATCCTCAAAGGGGTAGAATCAACTTTCATTTATACCCTTTTCAAGAAAAAGTACTTAAATTATTTCAAGATAATCCTTACTCAATTATACTCAAATCCCGCCAGTTAGGTATATCTACATTAACTGCGGGATACTCTTTATGGTTAATGATTTTCCACAAAGACAAAAATATTCTTTGTATTGCTACTAAACAAGAAACCGCTAAAAATATGGTTACAAAGGTTAAATTCATGTATGAGAATTTACCTTCTTGGCTTAAAGTAGATTTTGAAGAAAATAATAAATTAACACTCCGATTAGAAAATGGTTCCCAAATCAAAGCCACCTCAGCATCTAGTGATGCTGGTAGATCAGAAGCAGTATCCCTTTTGTTAATTGATGAGGCGGCATTCATTGAAAATATTGGTGAAATATGGGCCTCAGCCCAACAAACCCTTGCTACAGGTGGGGGATGTGTAGCACTTTCTACTCCTTATGGTACGGGTAATTGGTTTCATCAAACTTGGACTAAAGCCGAAGCTAATGAAAATGAGTTTTTACCCATTAAATTACCTTGGGATGTACACCCCGAACGAGACCAATCTTGGAGAGATAGACAAGACGAACTATTAGGAGATCCTAGAATGGCAGCTCAAGAGTGTGATTGTGATTTTAGTACTTCGGGAGATATAGTATTTTACCCCGAATACCTTGAATTTATTGAAAAAACTACTATTAAAGAACCCCTTGAAAGACGTGGTGTAGATCAAAACTTATGGATATGGCAACCCGCAGATTATAGCCGTTCATATATGATATCTGCTGACGTAGCTAGAGGAGATGGTAAAGATTATTCGGCATTTCATATCTTTGATGTTGAAAGTGCGGTACAGGTAGGGGAATATAAGGGACAAGTATCAACTAAAGATTTTGGTAATATATTGACTGCGATTGCGACTGAATATAATAATGCCATGTTAGTAGTAGAAAATGCTAATATAGGATGGAGTACTATTCAAACTATTATAGACAAAAATTACCAAAATTTATATTACTCCCCCAAATCAGAAACAATAGACGTAGATTCTTATTTAAGAGCATCAGGCAGAACTTCAAATATGACTGCTGGGTTTACTATGTCATCAAGAACACGTCCTATGGTGATAGGTAAATTTCAAGAATATGTTGCTGATAAGGGTGCTACAATCCAATCTAAACGTTTATTAGAAGAGATGAAAACGTTTATTTGGAAGTATGGTAGAGCAGAGGCTCAACAAGGTTATAATGATGATTTAGTAATGAGTTTCGGTATTGGTCTATATGTACGAGATACTGCACTTAAATATAAACAACATGGAGTAGATATTACAAAAGCTGCTTTAGGATCTATCTCAAAAGGTCAAACTCCTTATAAAGGAGCCTATTTTTCCACAGGAATGGATAATCCCTATACCATGGATAATGGAGCAGGGGGGAAAGAAAATTTTAGTTGGCTTTTATAATATTTATTCATATATTAATATACTATGGCTGATACAACAGTATTTACAAGATTAAAAAGGTTATTTTCTACGGATGTTTTAATTCGTAATATAGGGGGTAGTAAATTAAAAACATTAGATTTTAGTCACTACCAACAAACGGGACAGGTTGAAACTAACTCAATGGTAGATAGATACAATAGATTGTATACTACTAACCAAATGCCGGTTTATAATCCTGCGTTAAATTATCAAGTACTAAGAACCCAATTATACTCAGATTATGAAGCTATGGATACAGATGCTATTATTGCTTCTGCTCTTGATATATTAGCTGATGAGTCCACTCTTAAAAATGCTATGGGTGAAGTTCTTCAGATTAAATCTTCCGATGAAAATCTCCAAAAAATTCTTTATAATTTATTTTATGATGTTTTAAATATAGAATTTAATTTATGGATGTGGATCCGCCAAATGTGTAAACATGGTGATTTTTTCTTAAAACTTGAAATTGCAGAAAATTTTGGCGTATATAATGTAATACCTTATACCGCTTATAACATTATTAGAGAAGAAAAAATTAGTGAAACTAATAACCATAATGTAGAAGTTAAATTTAAATTTGATCCTGATGGGTTAAGTGGAGGAGGTGAATATGGGGGTTACTTTGGGGGAATGTCATCATCATCTTCATCAAGTAAAGGAGGAAGAGCTATATACTTTGATAATTACGAAATTGCCCATTTTCGCCTTTTATCAGATGTAAATTACCTCCCATATGGTAGAAGTTATATAGAGCCTGCCCGTAAATTATTTAAGCAATATACTTTGATGGAAGATGCTATGTTAGTACATAGAATTGTTAGAGCACCTGAAAAAAGAATATTTTATATAGATATAGGAAACATTCCACCTGCTGAAGTTGAAAACTTTATGCAAAAAACTATATCTACAATGAAACGTACCCCTTATGTTGACCAACAGACAGGAGAGTATAACCTAAAGTATAATATGCAAAATCTCTTAGAAGATTTTTATCTTCCTATAAGAGGAGCCACAGGAGAAGCTACAAAAATAGATACTTTACAAGGTTTAACTTATGATGGCATTCAAGATGTTGAATATCTAAGAGATAAGTTATTTGCTGCTTTAAAAATTCCAAAAGCTTTTCTTGGATATGATGAAAATGTAGAAGGTAAAGCTACATTAGCAGCTGAAGATATTAGATTTGCACGTACTATTGAACGCATCCAAAGAATTATACTCTCAGAATTGTATAAAATAGCAGTTGTCCATCTTTATACTAAGGGGTATGATGGTGATGATTTAGTTAATTTTGAACTTAGCTTAACTACCCCTTCAATAATATACGACCAGGAAAGAGTTGCATTAATGAAGGAAAAAATGGATTTGGCTCAACAAATGATGGAAACCAAATTATTCCCCTCAGATTACATATATGATCATTTATTCCATATGAGTGAAGATGAATATAATGAATTTAGAGATTTATCTAGAGAAGATGCTAAACGTGAATTCAGATTAAGCCAAATAGAAGCAGAAGGTAACGATCCTTTAGAAACAGGACAATCATATGGCACCCCACATGATTTAGCTTCACTTTATGGTAAGGGCAGGTATTATGATGATCCTGACAATGTGCCCGCAGGCTATGACGAAAAAGATTTAGGACGTCCTGAAGAAAAAGTTTCTAACATTAACACACAAGATGGTAATTTTGGTAAAGACAGATTAGGTGTTAAGAGAATGAAGGATATTGATAAAAACGATTCTGATTCAATTAAACCTTCATATAAAGGTGGGTCTCCTTTAGCATTAGAAGCTAAGACAACATACCTCCAAAACAAAGAAATGCTTAAAAAAATCCCAGTTAATCGCAAACAATTGGTATTTGAACAAGATGAGTCATTATTAGATGAAGGTAACTTAAAGGAATAAAAATCCTTATATATTTATAAAAAAGCCTATCGATGAAAATCAAACATTCTAAGTATAAAAATACAGGTCTTTTATTTGAATTGCTAGTAAGGCAAATTACGGCTGATACTCTTGGGAATAGTGAATCTCCTTCATTAAATATTTTAAAAAAATCATTTGCTAAAACTGAATTAGGAAAAGAATATAAATTATATGAATCTTTATTTAAAAATAAAAACTTAAGTGAAGGTAGGGCCGATATTACTTTAAATACTATATTAGAAGCATCTCGTAAATTAAATAGAAGTACTTTAAGAAGAGAAAAGTATAACCTAATTAATGAAATACGCAAACATTATAATTTAGAAGAGTTTTTTAAACATCAAGTGCCTAACTATAAGGGGTATGCTGCTTTCTACAAGCTAATAGAAATATACAACTCAGATAAACTTTCAGAAACAGATGAAATTATTTCTAATAAAATAACTATATTAGAACAATTGACAGAAAAACCTATTAGTGAAAAAAAGGTTAAACAAGATTTAGTTGAAGAATTTTCTAAGTATGATAAAGATTTAAGAGTACTTACTTATAAGGTAATGCTTGAAAAATTTAATGGTAAATATGCTAATTTAAATGCTGGACAAAAAGAAGTATTAAAAGAATTTATTAATTCTATTGATAACACTCCACGTTTAAAAGAAATATATAATGCTAAAATTAATGAGCTAAAAATATCTCTTAAAAGTTTTTCTCAAAAGACAAAGGACGAAGTTACTAAAATAAAATTAACAGAAGTCATTAATTTACTCCAAGAAATAGATAAAGGTTCTAAAATTAATAATGATGATTTAATTAATCTTCTTCAATATTATGAATTAACTGAAGAATTATCTAAAATAAATAATGGCTAAAATCATCAAACCTAAAGATCTAAACCCTGCATTCCTTAAAAGAATTGAGGATAGATATGGTCCTGTTAGCAACGATGATTTTTTTTCGGATAATTTAGATACTTATTTTAAGGCTGATAAACCTGAAGAAAGAGGTGAAGGTGGGGGTATAACTAATAAAGTTATTAAGCTTCCTAGTTTTATTGAATTATTTAGTACCTTAGATAATGCTAAAGAAATTGCTAAAGATTTAAGTATTACAAAAGATTTAAAAAGTGATACTGCATACCAATCTCAAGCAAAACAAGTAGCCAAAACCGCTAACGACTTTAGGACATTTTTTAGAAACAATTACCCAGATCAATATTCTATGGTAAGATCCCAAGTTAAAGAAATTAGTACATCTGGGGCAGCAGGTGGTTACTTAACAAAGTATGCATATCGAAAAAAAGGTTCTCCTGCTAATATCTCACAATATACATCAATAGGTTATAAACCTGTTAATCAAAAAGAACTTAGGAAAAAATCTAAGGGATTTGATTATGTAGATTTGTATAAAGACTAATATTTATCAATATGAAGACACTTCAAGAACAATATAATTTAATTAAAGAAGGAAAAGGACACAAAAGTGTTTTTTTAAAAGAAGCAAAACGTTTGTTTCCTAATATTGTCCCTAATGCTGCTACTTATAATCAAACTGCTAAACTATTAAAACAACGCAGTGTAATTAGCGAGAATATTTTCCCTTTAATGCCTTCATCTGGTTTAAATCCTTTTACTACATTTGACAAGTATGTTAATGAAGAAGTAAAAGCAGATGAAAAAAAGACTACTAAAAAAGTAAACCAGGCAGAAACTGCAGGGTATGATTATAAAGATCCTAAAAATTTAAATAATCAAATTTTCGATCAATACCTTAATGGTTTAAGGGTTGAAATGGAAAAAGATCCTAAATTAACTATGGATGAAGCTAAAGAAGTAGTTGCTAAAAACTTAGAAAAAGATCCTATTTTTTACACTAAAAATGCTGCTTTTAAAGTAGATGGATTAGGTTACGAAGAATCAAAACAACAAGGTGAACCCACTGGAAAACACAAATCCTCCGGCTACGGAGACTTAAAAGAAAATAAAATGAGCAAATCAGAAGATTTAAAAGAATTATTAGAAGAGGCTGTAGCTGGAATACCATCTATTGGTAACCCATTTGCAGAACGTAAAACATCAACTTATGAAGATAAATTTGCTGCCTTTTTGAATGAAGAAAAAAAAGATACTAAAGAAGCTGAAGATCCAAAAATGGAAGAAGGTGAAGCTGCTTATGAGTACGAAAAAGGAAAGGATGCAGGTAAAAAAATGAACGAAATGGAACCTAAAATGAAGGAAGAAAAAGATCCTAAAAAAGAAGGTAAAATGAAGTTTGAAGAAGTAGTCAAAAAAGTTGAAAAATTAGGTGAAATGGCTAAAAATAAAGTAGCTATGGAGGTCTATGGTGCAAAGAAAAGAGAATTAGAAGAAACACTTGGGAGAATTAATGAAGATGCTAATTTAGCTGAGTTTATTGATGAAGGTAAAAAGAATGCTGTTGTAAAGGAAATTGCTTTATATGAAAAATATTGTATGAACGCTGAAGCTAATTACAATAATAACAAATAATGCAAACCCTTATAGATACTCAACTTTTTAAGCTTTCCCCACAATCACTTACTGAGGCGGTTAAAACCGAACAAGGTAATTTGATTGTTGAAGGTTTGCTCCAATCGG